AGATTTGAAAGAATGGCAGAGTATTACATGAGTCAATACAACATGGAATGGAGAATGATATTAGAAGATGGTGTTGAGTATGATGTTGATGCAGATGGAACTATTGTATCAAACGAAAGAGAGCCTTTACATGGATTTAGAAGATTGATTAGATAATGGCTGTCGATTTAAAGATTAAATCTAACTCTAAACAAGTAGCACAAAAATTTAAAAAGTTTGAATCAGTATTACCTAGAATTATTGATAAGGGTGTTAAACAAGCTGGTTTTCAATTATTAGATATTATTAGAACTAAAACTTCAAAAGGAATTGATTTTAACGACAGACCTTTTGCACCTTATAGTCAAGGATATTTAAAACATTTAAATAAAATAGGCTATCCAACAAAAGTAGATTTACATTATAGTGGAGATATGATGGGTTCATTAACTCCAAGTTCTTCTATTAAAAAAACAGGGAAACATAAAATTTCAATAGGTTTTGCTAGAGCAAGAGAAAGAGATAAAGCATTATGGAATCAAGTTCTTGGTAATCCTAAAAGAGAATTTTTTGGCTTTAATAATAGAACAGAAAAGATTATAAGTAAGCAGTTCAATCGATTTGTAGAAAAAGAATTAAGGAAATTTAGAATATGAGTGTAAGAGAAAACATAGCAAGTAATTTATTGTCAGTAATATCTGGTATAACTAGCCCAACAATTAAAAAAGCAACTAGACAACCTTTTATATTAGATGAATTATCTGAACAACAATATCCAGCAGTAATAGTGCAAACATCAGAAGAAAATAGAGATGATAGCGAACTTGGTAGTGGTGCTAAAACAAGACATGGTACTATTGATTTTGTAATACTAGGTTTTGTCAAAGGTGCAGATACTAATATAGATACTAAAAGAAATGAATTAATAACAGCTATTGAAACTGCAATAGAAACTGATATTACCAGAAATGGTAATGCACTTGATTCGGAAGTCATACAAGTAGAAACTGACGAGGGTAGTTTATTTCCTGTTGGTGGAATAAGAATGACAATCAGATGTATGTACGAATATCAATCAGGAACACCATAAGGAGATAACCAATGAGCCAACTAGATAAATTACTAGATAAAATTACTAAGAAAGTAGATCAAGTAGAAAAACTGCATGATAAAGAATCATTACTTTGTGAAGAAGTTAAAGATTTAATTGAAGAAATAAGAGAAAACCATGTAGAGGAAGATCATACTTGGGAAGAAGATGATGATAATTTAGAAGAAGATTTTGATGAAGAAGATGAGGAAGATATTGACGAAGAAGAAGATAAATAGTAAAAGGACTTATGGCTAAAGACATTAAATTATATAAAGGTAATTCAGAGATTACGATTAATGAAACAAACCTTGAACATTATTTAAAACTTGGCTATAAGCAAGAGCAAGAAACTAAACAAACTAAATCTAACAAGGACAAAAAGACATGGCAACACATCACGGAAAAGAAGGAGTTGTAACAGTAGGTGGAACAGCAGTTGGGGAACTAACTAGCTTTACACTTGAAACAACTGGAGATGTTGTAGAAGATACTGCTTTATCAGATGGAACTAAATCATTTGTAACAGGTAGAACTTCATTCTCTGGAACTTTAGAAATGCACTTTGACGAATCTGACGCACAACAAGAAACTTTACTTGCTGGTGCTTCTATCTCATTTGTTTTATTACCAGAAGGTAATACAGGTGGAGATGCAAGTTACACAGGAACAGGTATTGTAACAGGTATGAGTATCAATAACTCAATGGACGCAATCGTTTCAAGAACTGTAACTTTTCAAGGCACAGGTGCTTTAACTGTAGGAACTGTATAATCTAATTTATGTCAGTTATTGATAGAGTTAAAACTCATTTTGAAACTCTTAAAACTATCACTATTGAAGTTGAGGAGTGGAAAGACGAGCATGGAAATGCTAGTGTATTCTATTCAGAGCCATTAACCCTTGAAGAAAAAAACATTATCTTTAAGAAGTCTAATAATTTTCAAGATTTAACTATTCTTGTTGATTTACTTATAATGAAACTTCAAGTTAAGAATGATAAAGGTGAAATGATTAAAGCCTTTAGTCCAGAAGATAAATTTGCTTTAAGAAAAAAAGCAGACTCTAATGTTATATCTAATGTTGCCAATCAGATATTAGCAGATACTAATTACGAGGACGCAGAAAAAAAGTAGATAGCGACCCTGATGTCAGGTCGCTATTAATAATAGCAGATAGATTACACATCACAATCCAGCAAGTTCTTGATATGCCTGTTAGCCATTATAATCTTTGGTTAGCTTACTTGAAAAAAGAACAAGAACAGTATAAAACAAAACAATCACTATCAGAAGCAAGGAAATTTAAGTAATGGCAAATCAAAGATTAAATATAGACATAGTAGCACGAGATAAATCCAAACAGGCTTTAAATGGATTGCAAGGAAGTTTAGGAAAATTAAAAGAATCTATATTTAATGTAAGAAATGCTTTTATTGGTTTAGGTACAGGACTTGCAATTAGATCATTAGTTAATACAGGAAAAGAAATAGAAGGATTACAAGTTAGATTAAAATTCTTATTTGGTAGTGCTAAAGAAGGCTCAAAAGCATTTGATGAGATGGCAAAATTTGCTGCTAAAGTTCCTTTTTCACTAGAGGAAATTCAATCAGGTTCAGGAGTATTATCAGTTGTTTCTAAAGACGCAAAAGAACTTGCTAATCTTATGGAGATTACAGGTAATGTTGCAGCAGTAACAGGATTAGATTTTAGAACTACTGCTGAACAAATACAAAGATCAATGAGTGCTGGTATTAGTGCTGCTGATCTATTTAGAGATAGAGGTGTTAAATCTATGTTAGGATTTAAAGCTGGTGCAGTAGTAACAGTAGAAGAAACAGCAGAAGCATTTCAAAAAATATTTGGTAAAGGTGGAAAATTTGGTGGTGCAACAGATGAATTAGCAAATACATTTGAGGGTACTTTATCAATGATAGGAGATAAGTTCTTTAATTTTAAAAGAACAATATTAGAAGCTGGTTTCTTTGAGGGTCTTAAAAAACAATTTGGTGATCTTAACAAAACATTAGAAAAAAATTCTGATACTTTAGATAAAATAGCTGTAACCATAGGAACTGTTTTAGCTAGTGCAGTTGAGGCAGTTGCAGAGTCATTAAAATTTATAAATAAATATTCAGAAGAATTTAAAACAGCTTTTCAAGTAATCATAGGTTATAAACTTGGTGCTATGTTTTTAAAATGGGCTAAAGGATTAAGAGCAGTTTATTTTGCTCTGGCTTCTGTAGTAGGATTATCAGGTGTTGGTCTTGTTGCTGTTGTAGCTTCTGTTGCTGCTGCTACTGCTGGTTATATAACATTAGGAAAAGCCATTGATGCAGTAGGAGAAAAAGCAGACAAAAATTTTGACAAATTTAAAATGGGAGAGATTCCTGATAGAAATAGAGGTCAATTAAATATTGGTAAAGAATTTGAATCTTCATTACAAATTATAAATGAGTTTGAAAGTGAATTATCTATTGCTATTCCAAGTGCAACACAAAAAGCTATTAATAAATTTAAAGAAATGAATAATGGTGTATTAGAAGATATGAAAAAGAAAAAAGAAAATATTAGAATGATAATTGCAGAGGGTATTAATAGTGGTATTACAAATATGTCAAAAGCATTATCAAGATCATTAGTATTTGGAGAAAAATTATCAGACACTTTAAAAAACATGGCACAACAAGTTTTATCAAAAATTATAGCACACTTAATAGAACAGATAGCAAGACAAGCTATTTCTATTGCTATGGAAAATACTCAAATAGGACAGTTGATGACAAAATTAGGAATTGAAAAAATGATTACACACGAAAAAACTAAACAAAGTGTAATGAAAGGTATATCTACTGGTGGTGATTTATTAACTGGTATAATGGGTAGTTTTGCTAGTGGTGGTGCTGTATCAAAAGGTAATCCAATATTAGTTGGAGAAAACGGGCCAGAATTATTTGTACCTAACCAAACAGGACAAATTACACAAAATGCTAGAGGAACAGGTGGTGGTTCAACTAATGTTAATTTTAATATCAACACAGTAGATGCTTCTGGCTTTGAAGATTTATTAGTTAGATCAAGAGGAACTATTACACAATTAATTAATAGTGCTGTAAATGAAAGAGGGAGTAAAAACT